TATCTCTTTATGGCAGAGTATCTGCAATGCTTTTGAAGTGTACACGCAGATACTTAGTGATGCGTGGGATGGTATCTGCGCTCTTCCTGGCAAAGTCGCTGATTCGTGGGATGGTCTTAAGAACTACTTTAGAGATTTATGGGAATCTATTAAGGGATTCTTCTTTGCTCCTTTTGAGAAAGCCTCAAGGGCTGTGATAAAGAGTAAAGATTATCTAAAGAGCATCTTTTCGTTCGGTGATGATTCTGACAAGAGCTCTTCTATCGACATGGGCGGTCTTTCTGCCTCTATGCCGGGAGCCCTTGCCCAGTCATCTGAAGCAGTTGACATCAATCTGATGGTTAAGACTGATTCAGGCGTAGAGGTTGAGCAGGAGCGAGTCAGACAGACGGCTGGCACAAACTTCACCTTTGACACAGGAGTAACTCGATGAGACTGCTCAGAACAGCATCATTCAACGGCGTGCCTTTTGAGGTTAATGCCGGCTCTATAGTCGTAGGACGAAGAGTCGTAACACATGAGTTCCCTCAGCGTGACACACCATATTCTGAAGACCTTGGTAGAGCATACAGACAGTTCAGTCTCACCGGATTCGTGACAGGTGCAGACTACATCGAAAAAGCAAGACGACTGCAGAATGCCCTTGAAGCTGACAGCAAGGGTCGCTTAATTCACCCATGGCTAGGCACCCTTGAGGTTGTCGTGTCTGATAAGACAACGATTTCGTGGGACACTGCAAGCCGTCTTGCAACCTTTGAACTCTCATTTATAGAACTTGGAGAGCAGACCGACCCAAGTCAGAGTCAGAGCTTTATATCAAAGCTCAAAGGCTTTGCCGATGAGGTGATGACAGAAGCTCGCAACACATTCGTTGAGACAATGATTAAGCTCAATTATGAGCCGATTGTTGATCTGATTGTAAACGAAGGCTGGGGTGATATCAGCACTAAACTGAAGAACTCTGACCTTTCAAGGTGGTTTGGTCTTGAAGACTTAATCACATACACTGATACTGTGGCTGCTCCGGTTTTAGGCGATTCACCTGACCATTTTGCAGAAGTTGTGCAAAATCTGCTGTCATTGTCAGACAATGTAACCGATGAACGCAACTTCCGTAAGACAGTGTTAAGTCTGTGCTCACTTGCAGAAAGCAAACCATTTCAAAAGCAGGGATTAGATAATACCTTTGGTAAAGCTAACAATGCTATTCGTCAGCTGTGCAAGTCCTCACTTGTAGCTGATGTGGTAGGTCTGTGCTCCTGCATTGGCCTTAAAAATGACACCTCTGCAGATGATAATGCTGCCACCAAGAACTATGACGAGGTTGTAGAAGTTCAGAACGCTGTTCTTGAACTGCTGGAGACTGAGATGATTAACACCGAGCGTGATGGCGGTAAGCTGTATCAGCTCCTTGAACAGTCATACGCTGCAGTCTATCAGCGACTGTCTTCAGAAGTCTGCAATACTCAGAGTCTGTACTTGCAGAGCGTTAAAAACGTCAGCCCTGTCCTTACTCTGTCTTATGACCACTATGAGGATTCTTCAAGAGCTGATGAGATTACAGCACGCAACGGCATTGTCAATCCGTTGTTTGCAAGCGGTACATTAAGGATGCTTAACCGATGAAAGATGTCGTATCGCTAACAGTTGACGGTAAGAAATATGAGTTCTTTACTGATATTTCTATATCATCAAGCCTTAATGCCATTACCCGCAATGCTCAGATAACGCTCACAGGCACATTGCCAACCGGTCAGATGTTTCTGCAGAAATTCACTGTAGGCAAAAAGGTTCAAATCCATGTAGGCAATGAGCTTGTGCTCACAGGCTACATCACAGCCACACCATTCAACTACACGGCATCAAGCTTCAGTGCTTCCATTGCGGTGCAGTCAAAGACGATTGATGTGGTTCAGTGCTCGCCTATGAAAGCAGGGCGTAGCATTGGCAAAATCGACACCTCAGCTCATATCGTAACACCTTCGAGCAATACTTCACTGTGCTTTAGAGAGCAGAGAGCAAAGCAGATTATTGCTGACCTTATTGCTCCTTATGGCGTGGGGCTTGTTGTTGAAGACAGTGCAATTCTGAATGAACCACGCTCTTACGACGTTGACCCAAACAAAACCGTACTCTCAAGCCTGAAAGACATCATCAATTCAGATGACCTATGGCTCTGCGATGATGAGGAAGGCAATATTGTTGTTACCAAGAAGGCTGACCAAATTACAGGAACTTTAACTCTTGGTAAAGAGATTAAGAGCGGTAATTCAGCCTTTGACGGCTCAAACCTGTTCTCTGAGTGGGAAGTTGTCGGACAGTCATCAGGCAAGGGTACTGCAGGAGGCAAAAACGTCAACTGCAAGACCGGTTCAGCTACAATGTCATTTTCTCGCGCTCGTTACAAGTGTTTGAAGAACGACAGTCAGTGTTCTGACAGTTCAACGCAGACACAGGCTGATGGTGAGAGCAAGCTTGCTCAGAGCGAGTTCCGCACCACGAACTACGTTGTTCAGGGGTGGCGAGATGCGAATGGCAACCTTTGGAAGATAAACAAACTTGTCACCATCGATGATCCATTCTTATTTAATCAGCGGATAGATATGCTCGTCAAGAAGGTAACTTTCAAGCTGTCGAACACCGATGGAATGATAACAGAGATTGAGGTCGCACCTCCTGACGGTATCAAGTCAGGCAATAAGGCTGCAAGCTCTAAGACTGCAGTCTCGAAGAAGAAATTCTCCGACACTAAGCGTGATACAGGCGGTATATACCTCAACCCGATAGCAGGTCAATAAATGGCAGAACTAATTGAACGAGCAACCCTCACGGCCAGAGATGAGGATACCGGCACAAGGCTTGTGCAGTGTTCATTCGCTGGTGGCTACCAGCGGTCAAAGCTTGAACATGTTGAGCCTTACGGTTTTACATCAGAGCCTTTTAAGGACGGAGAAACAGACGCAGTTGTCGTAAACCTGAACGAAAACAAGAGTCATTCTCTTGTAGTAATGATAAACGACCATCGCTACAGACTTACATCGTTACAGGATGGTGAAGTCTGTATGTATGACAATAAGCAGCGTCATGTTTATTTAAAAAGTGACGGTATCGAAATTGACGGAGTTAATGATACTGTTACAGTTAAAACAATGGGTGATATTAAAGCTATATCTGGAGCAAATATTGAAGTTACTGCCTCTCAAAATATCAAGTTAAATGCTGGAGGTAAAATTGAAATTTTGGCTGGTGGAGAAGTTGTCATCCAGGGTGCTAATGTAAACATCAACTAATGAGGTTTTTTATGCCTGCGGTAACACGTGTAGGAGACAACAACACAGGACATGATGCATGTCCTGGAACCCCATTATCCACTGGAAGTCCTAATGTAAATATTAACGGTAAAGCTGCAGGTCGTGTAGGAGATTCATACGTACCTCATGGTTGTGACATTCACGTTCCGCATTCAGGTGTTATTGCTTCTGGTTCTGCTACTGTCTTTATTAACGGCAAATCGGCAGGAAGAGTAGGTGATCCTGTATCTTGTGGTGGCACTGTGGCTCAAGGTTCTAATAATGTCATTGTTGGTAATAGCTGTGGATTAACAAAAAGTGAATGCAATGCATTAGTAGCTAAGGCTTTAAAGGACGTTCTTTATGACAGACATTTATCTAAAGCTGTTAATGACATTACACAGCAAGAGAACAAGACTATTTTAAGCTTACCAGATATCTGTGAAGCGTTATACATAAAGTCTGAAGCAGACAATGCATTTGGATATCTTTACTTAAAAGAAATGATAGAAAAGTGGCTCGCAGACAAAGAAGGAAGCCCTTATTTTGTTGATTGGAACTGGGTTCATTCTCATTATCCTGTTCAGCTTGTATACAATGATTTGGTCAATAATGCTTTAAATGAAGCTGCAAAAAAGGTATTAACCGAAAGGCTTCAAACATTAAAAGATAATAATCAGCTTAATACAGAATTTGATTTTACAAAATATACCAATCAATGGGATAAATGGTATATAAACTATAGATCAGTAAGGTCATCTAAAATTTATTCAAATCTTACAATTGATGAAATTTCTGAAGATCGAATTCTATATAACCCACTGTTTTGCCCTTCACTGTATGCTGCTTTAGGTGCATTTAATTTAAGAGTTTTGCCTAAAGGCAGAATTGAGCATTTATCAGGTAATCGCTATAAAGTAACAATTACTGAACTGTACACTTATGTATCAGATTCATTTGATTTTGAAGGTGATCAATCTCTTGGTTATTGGTCTGTTGATGAAAAAGATTTTAGTATTTATTCGTTTAGCGATAATTATCAGTATATTGAAAACGACACTTTTGTAAGATTTAAAAAAAACTATAATATAGGAAAGGATTTTAAAGTTTTTTCAAATTTGCATAAGGTTGAAGGTTATCCGCAAACCTCATTTGAGGTTGAGTTAAAATGACTGAAATTAAATATATTAAGCGATTCTTTTTATATGCTTTTTTAGTGTTGTTTACTCTTTGGTGCATCGGTGCTATATATATCATGGCAACTGATGCTTTTCCTATGAGAGAGGGAGAATGGTATTATGGCAACCCCGTTGCATATATAGCTTTACCTATACTTATTGGTTTTAAGCTAATTGTATACATATTATTTCCTTAATATGACATGAAACGCAATTGGAATTTATCGTTGTTGGATATAATATTGTTTTGGGGTAGGTAATATAATATTTTGTTGTGTGTATGGAACTAGATCTTACAATTCTCTTTAATCTCCTTAAATCAACGCAAGATGGCGTTTTGAACGAATACTTGGATAGATACAATGGAGATGAGCAGTTATGTTTATACCATTTAGAAATACTCTGTGATGAGGGGTATATAAAAGGTGTTACTGTAAAAGAGTCATCTTGCAGTTTTGTGTACGGTACAACTCTGCCAAGATTAACGATGAAGGGGCATGAAATGCTTAATGGCCTTAAAGACCTAAAAGTTGTTTCTGTAATCAAAAAGAAAGCAAAAGAATTAGGCCAGAATATGACTCTCCATTTTGTAAATGCATGCATCTCATCGTTTGTCGAAAAATTGTTATAATATCGTAGTTATTCTTACAAAGAGGCTGTACCGCAAAGTACAGCTTTTTTTATTTTTAAGGTTGTATATGGTACTGCGAATAATTCCAGTGTGGACATACTCAAAGCACAAGTGGGTACGAACGGATGAGCGCGCAGGAGTAACAGACAATACAGTTAAATGGAAAGATAAAGATATTCTCTGTATTCCCTCTAAAAACGAGCTGGGAGTTGAGAGTTACTGGTATGAAAAGGACGGTATTTACCGTCTTTTTGACTTTTCTGCGTCTCATTTATGCAGAAGACAGTTAAAAGTAATGGAGATTAAATGGAATTAGCGGTTAATAGCAATAAATTAGGCGCAAACCTAGTAGACAGCATTGGCAGAGCTGTTGTTATCTCACTGTTCACTTGGAGACGAGCCGACCCTAACGACGACCTTGACAATGAGCAGAGGTTCGGCTGGTGGGCTGATCAGTTCAGCACCAAGGTTAATGACCGAATCGGTTCAAAGCTCTGGCAGTTACAGCGAAAGAAGATTACTGATGAGCTGATTTTAACCGCTAAAGAGTACATTGAGCAGGCGCTCAAATGGATGATAGAAGACGGAATCTGCAAGGCTGTCGAGGCGACTGTTATCAGAGATACAGACGATTTCAACCGCCTAAATGCTGAAATAACTCTATTCCTCCCAGAAGATTACAAGACTTATCAGTTCAAGGACATTCTGAAAAATGAGTAATTTAATCCGACCTACCTTACAAGAGATTATCAATCGAATTGAAGAGGATGCC